TTGCAAAAACCGTGCCCTTAAATATTGAATCTCTATTCAGAACACTTTCTTAAATTGTCATTTGGCATATTACGAACAATTCCGCGTAAAAACGTTCTGTTACGCTAAACCCTTATCCAGCAGGCTTTCAAGGATGTAAACCATAACACTCTGCGAACTAGTGTTACATTGCGTGTAGCTTTGAGTGGGCAACTTTGTGTACACTTTTGTGTACCCAAAAACAAAAATGTGTACCCATTCAATGATCACCGACACAAAGCTCAGGAAGGCGCTCGGCAAGAAAAGAGATGATATCGAGATTATTTCTGATTCGCACGGGCTCAACGCCAGAATCAGCCAGGCCGGAAAAATATCATTTTTCTATCGGTATCGCTGGGCCGGTAAAGCGGTAAAACTCAATGTTGGTGATTATCCTGCAATGAGTATCACCCAGGCAAGAGAGCGTCGCCAACAATTCAGAAACTGGTTAACTGAGGGACTGGATCCGCGAGAGCAGGTGAAGCTGGATAAGCAGACCCGACAGGAAGCGATGTCCGTTGCCGAAGCGTTCAATTACTGGATTGAAAGGCACTGTATCGCTAACGGGCTAGTTAAAGTCGATTACTATCGCCAGGTGTTTGAGAAACATATCGCCGAACCGATGAAGAATGTCAAAGTCGATAACACAGCGAAAATGCACTGGATCAACGTCTTCGATTCTATAGAAAGCAGGGTGATGGCTCATTACATGCTTTCGCTGTGCAAACGGGCGTTTAGGTTCTGCGTTAACAGAAGTGTGATCGCCTCAAACCCACTCGAGGGATTACTGCCATCTGATGTCGGGCAAAAGCCTAAAAAGAGAACTCGCAGGATGGACGATGACGATCTGCGCAAAATCTATCAGTGGTTGAAAAGCCATATGTCGATAGAGTCCGTTTTCCTGGTGAAATTTATTATGCTTACCGGATGCCGTACGGCTGAGATTCGACTTAGTGAGAGATCATGGTTTCGATTGGATGATAATGAGTGGGTCGTGCCTGCGGGCAGTTATAAAACTCGGGTACATATTAGAAGGGGACTCTCAGACGCCGCCGTTAACCTGGTCAGAAATCACCTCAAGAAAATAAACACCAATCACCTGGTGACTTCACAACGTAAAATTGATGGCGGGATCAAAGATTCGCCCGTTCATTCACCTGTGGCATCCAATTACGCCCGTTCTATTTGGAATGGAACAGGTATGGCAGAGTGGTCGCTTCATGATATGAGGCGGACGATAGCCACAAATCTCTCTGAGTTAGGTTGCCCGCCGCACGTAATTGAAAAGCTGCTCGGGCATCAGATGGTGGGGGTTATGGCGCATTACAACCTTCATGACTATATCGATGATCAGAAACACTGGCTCCGCGTTTGGCAGAGCCATCTTGAAGAGATCATCGGAGAGCCCTTCAGTTAATTTATCTTCTTTTTATCCTCCCACTCTTTGATTGACTCAGAGCGCCAGCGGTTAGGGTTGCCGGGCCAGTCAGGGGGTGGGAACGGGCATACGAAGCCCCGAGGCATTGTGTCTGCACTTTGCCATGACCAAAGGGTTTTGCGTGAAATTTTGTAGCGACTGGTCAGGTCTGACGTTACCAAAATATCATCCATAGCTCTCTCCAGTTGCCCGTTCGGGCCATTCAAAATCTTTTTCAACCAACCTGCCCGGGCAGGGAGCGGAGACGGCGCATGCCGGTCATCGCTGTGGCCACGTAGCTCGCCTTTCGGTTCACCACCTCCACCCAGACTTTCACGCCTTCAACCTTCACCGTATAAGTCTCTTTCATCTTGCTTCGCCCATAGTCGCCATATGTTTGCAAGTGAGCTGCCAGCGCGATGTCGCATGCTTGGCGAGCTAAAGGTGATTGCTTACTTCCTCGATTGATCAGTCGCATATAATCTCCTTGAGGGAGGGTTACCCCTCCCGGTCTCGTCAGGCCACGTATTCCGGTTTCATATCCGCCAGGGTGATGCTGAATTGATCGTGCAGTTCATCGCCTAAGTGACGCTTTGAAGATGTAAGCATGCGCTCGGCTTCAGCGAACCGTTCGGCTGCATGCGGCTCGTCGGGCTGGGGCAGGGATTTAATAGCCTCCTCAACCTTGTTGCGTGCATCCACTAGGTAATAACGCTTTACGGCTTTGTTTTTCAGCTCGGTGAATAGTGCGGATCCCAGCGTAGCTTTCGCCGTTTCAATGTCGGCACGCAGCGATTTGGTGCTATCCACGTCCTGAGCAGATTCGATGCGTTCGCGGAAATCATCGGCAAGAGAGTCGACATTTACCGACGATTCCTGTGCGCTTTGCGTGGTTGTGACGGTGTCACCTGAGATATCAGCCAGGCTAACGCGTTGCGGCGTTGGGTTGATCTCTTTTTCTGTGCGCTGTTCAATCTCATCAGGGGTGTACACACCAAGAACAACTGCAGGGCAATATAGGCGCGCCCAGTATTTGAGTGCCAGATAAGCGATCTGCTGTTTCGGGTTTGATACCCAAAGTGGAGAATTACGTGTGATTACGCTGGAGAGTAAAACAGGCTCTCCCCAGGTGATATCACTTTCACCGCGAATAACGGCACCTACCCGTACCGACAGTCCTTGTTCATCAGCACTTTCCCAACCGCGTACCATTTCTTTCTTGTCGTACGTCCCGCCACCTTTCGCAGGCTTTTTAACGGTTATCTCGCGGCTGCTGGCACATTTCGACCAGTCGCCCTCGTACTCATAGTGAAAGCGGCCAACGATGGCGTTTGAGCTGGAGATCACCGCATTAACCAGTTGCGCTTCGTATCCCAGGACACCGTTAACCAGGTGCGTCTTTTGCGCCACGGCGTAAGGGTTCATACCCCACTGCATCGCCTGCATGATGATGGCCATGCAGTCTGCCGGATTGCCGCGGAGGTGCTCAGGCACCGTTACGGCTGCCTGTGCCATCAACCCGGCGACAGACTGAAGCTGGGTTAAAGCCTGCACGTTGAAAATGGCATTGCTGGCTGAGATCGTGTTTGGAGTCTGCTGTTCAGCGGTTACGATATTCGTGTTTTCCATCATCATTCCCCTTATGCCTGAGTACGCAGCGCTTCAAGGCGGCGCAGGTCGAAGTCGTTCAGTTCGTCGGTGTAGTCAGCAGTGATTGGCGCTGGCCATTCACCTGTGTCGAATCCGGTTGCGATATTGCGCATCGCTTTGCGGTACTCGAGCATACCCAGCTCCAGTAGTTCAGCGGATGCCTCGATGATGGCGATCCAGTGGTAGTTCTCGTCTTTGTTGACGAAAATCCAGAAGAACTGATCCAGCGCTGCGGTTTCGCAGTACATAGCCGCGCTCAGGTGATAATCACGTTCAATAATTTCCCGGTGTAGCCTGGCGCGCAGGCTTTCCTGCTTAACATTCCACATGCTGATGGTTTTCAGGTCTGCACCTATACGCACGCCATCCAGGTCGATCTCAAGGTCAGGGCGCACACGAACTTCCAAGCCCGTCTCCTCGTCAAAACCAAAGTAGCTCACCTCAACGGCTCGGCTAGGGTGGGTCAGCAGCATGCCGGCGGTCGGGTGTGCCAGAAGCGCTTTTTGAATATTCAGCGCGGTGCTCAGCTGCTGGCGGGTGACCAGCACTTTTCCTTCCGGGTTATCGCGCCAGGCATCCAGCAGTTCGTCGGCAAATACGGCATCTGGTTTGACTGCCTTCACGGCCTGGATCATGTCTGCTTTGGTACCGGACACTTTCAGTGGTGCCGGTTTCTGTGCTTCCTGAGCCACAAGGTCAGGGTTGATGATTGCCAACTGCTCCAGCAGCGCGTCACGGCTGCCGCTGGTTTTAACCGGCGGCGGCAGGGTGGCGTTGTACTCTTTAATGCATGCCTTCATTGCCGTCGCCGTCTGCTTCTGGTCACCATCAATACGCTGGAAGTCAGCTGGCAGCGCCATATAGTTCTGTGCCGTTTCTTCCAGGTTAGCGCCAAGCGGAACCTGCGGCGGCAGGGTGGCGTTGTACTCTTCCAGTAACACCTTGATGTCGTCGGCAGACAGCAGCGCCGGCAGGCTGGCATTGTGCTCATCGATAAAGGCGCGCAGGGTCGCGGCCGTTGTGAATGCGCCTTCAGGGATCACCGGTTCAACGCTGAATTCTGCGTCCAGTAGTTCAGGCTGCAACGCCAGCGCATGCACCAAGTTGCCCATGTCCAGCACCGCTGAGCGCTCTTTGACGATGGTTTTCTCTACGTGGCGCGCATTGAAGTACATCAGCGAAACGCGCGCATCTTTCACCTGGGTTGAGCTGATGCCGTTGGCGGCGTGGTAAACCTCGTTTGGCAGCCCTTCATAGCGGCCTGGCTCGAAATAAGCGGGATAAACAACAGCTGGTTCGTCAGATTGCGCTTCTGGCTCGGTTTGTGTTGCAACTGGTTCGGTTTGGCTTACAGAATCGCTATTTTTGGCGACAGAATCCGTATTCTGGTCTACATCGTCCTTCTGGCTGGTATCTGACTCTTCACCAGACTCCAGACTGCTTTCGCCTGGCTGTACTTCATCACCAGCTTGTTTTTCATCACTGACAGTTTCTTGAACCTGCACATTGCTGGTGGTCTCCGTAGCCTTTTTCGTGCCATGAGTTGCTGAGTTCTGCAGCAAAGCCGTAACGTCGAATATTCCGTTGCCGACATTTTTAACCAGTTCTTGTTCGACTTTCTGCGGTTGTGCTGCCGCTTCCTCTGCGCGGCGGCGTGCTCCTTCTTCACGCACGCGTTGCAGGTTCTCTTCGTGAGTGCAGAAGGATTTGCGCGGAGACTCCTTACCTTCAGGTTGGGGAATTTCCTGTGCTGCGGGTTCAGCTTCATGCAACGGCAATAACTCGACCGCGGAATTGAACGCGGCTGTCATGGTCTGGTTAACAAATTCCAGGTGAGCGACAGGAGTTAAATGAATATTTTCCGGTGCGATACGTACCAGGTTAAAAATAGCCGTGCGGTTAACACCCAGAACGCCTGGCTGATTGCGCAGGATGTTGCTCCATGATTTCCATGGTTCTTCTTTTTTGGTCACGATTTCTTTAGCGCGACGAAGAATGCTGCCCGGGATCTCGAAGTGGTTGAAGTCCATAGGCAGAAGGGCACACGCAATCTCTAAATCGAGAGTGTCCAGTGTGTGGTGTGCCTCAGGTCCACGGTCAGTGACGTAACCGCCGTCGGCATTAGTGCCGGAATCAGTACGCTGCACACTACTGATGCGATTACCGGCGGCCCATTCACGCGCCAGGATGCCACGGTCAATGTAATCAGTCGCCGCCCACATTCTGGTGAAACGGAGTACCAGCGCGAGTTCGTGACGCTTGTCCTGGCTGAACACTTTGCGAATGGCATCGGTGTAACGCCACAGGTCTTTGGTGTCGTAACCCTTCACTTCCGGGCAGTTCTCAGCAGCTAACAGCAAGTTCTGGACGTAACTGTTATCAGTGTCCATCTCCAGCGCGCCGATAGCTTCGTACTCTTCATGGGTTACGTGGTGGCGCAGTTCGTCGGCGGTGAACTGGGAAAGCAGTTGCTTACGAAACGGCATCTGCACTACCGGGTAGAGGGTTGAGTCGTCGTCGTGTTCGTCCAGCGTGATGCCAGCGGTTTCTGACAGCGTTGACTCAGTAGTTATGTGACTATCAACGGTCTGAGCCGTTTTCTCGTCAGAGTTTTCAGCTGTGACTTTTGGCAGCCAGGTGCGCCCATCGTCATGAAGCTCGTAGCGATCACACCAGGTAAAATCAACTTCACCTTCTTTCGGCAGGCCGTCGACAACTGGGAAATCAGTGCGAATCGGTTTGGCGTAGTCCTTACCCCGACCTGTTTCGATACCTGCATCTTCCAGCGCAACATCCAGCATCAGATTGGCGCGAGCCTCGGTTTTAGCAGTGAACCAGACCACTGCATCTTGCTTTCCGGATTTCTGAGTGGCTTTAACCACATTAAAGAATTCCATGTGAGATCCTCATTTTTGGGTGTTAGAATCCCCGGACCATTGATAGCGCCCATTGGGTTAACTTTGGTTTTAATGTTGTTTCCGGTGTAACTTTGGTCGGTGAGGCCGGACATGGCGGGCCCACTTCGGTGGGCTTTCGCTTAACTGACGGCTACGATCGCCTCATTCATAAAATCTTGCTTGTATGTACGGTAGGTTCCCCAGCCGGCGTAATCGCTATCGCTGATTTTGAGTACCAGCAAGCTGATCTCCTCAATGGCGCAGTGCGGGCAATCAAACTTGCCAAGCACATAGCCACCGTCGAGAATGACTGTTGTTTCACCGTTTGTAGTTGAGTGAATAACGCCTGATACTTTCTTCTCGCAGTTGAATGCAGCCACTTCTTTATTCACTGCTTTCAGGTTCATTTCGATTTTTACGATTTCCATAAAATCTCCAGTTGTTAAATTAAGGGTGTAAGAAGCCGCGCCAAATTAATGGCGAATTTTTCATTTCATATTTCAGGACTGCTATTTAACTTTCGTGCGCCATCTGGTCGTATTCAGCGCATTGCTTAGAGCAATATTCTTTTTCTTTCTGTGCCAGTTGCGAACCGTTGAGATAGAGCAAGGTGCTCTTTACTTCTGCGCCTTCTTCAACAGGCTTGTGGCAATAACCACATTCTTTTTTCATCACCTGTCCTTAAAGTGTTTTGGCAACTCTCCGTTAATGGCTGAGGCCATTCCCCAGACCGTTCAGATAAACTTCAACCAGCAAATCCCTGGTGTAAGTCATCTCAACGCCGCGATGCAGATACAAACGACCACGAGCATTAGCTGATGCCGTCCAGGTTGAATCCTTGTGTTTGACGAGCATCCCCGGCTGAACTGCGCCGCGGTTTACTGTCTGTGTACCGTAGTGCTGGTTTACCATGATTTCCTCTTGGCCTTATCGCGGCGAACGGAACGGTTAATACAAGACTTCAACGCATTTATTCAGTGTTTCAATGGGCGGTGGATGGCCGCCGGTTGTCATAACTTGAGCCACTCGTAAATGACTCCAGGTATGAAAAAGCCGCTGGTTAGGCGGCTATTGAGGTTCGCGCGGCTTGTGGTCGAATCGGTGCCACCCGTCAGTTAATTCAAATGGAGCATAACTTTCCCGGCGCTCAGCGAACCCAAGCTCAACAGACAGAGCGTGCAGCTCATGCCGACGCTTAATCTGTTCCATCGCAATCCAGTCAGCATCGGCATTGCGCTTTTGAGCTTGCTTCGGCGACAGGTCTAAACTGTTTATTTCACTTAGTTTCTGCTGACGCTTGATGTCCTGTTTCATATTGCGAAGCGCATTTATCATTGAGTCGATGCGCTTGATGTCGTCGATCATCCCCTTACCCTCTGTCGTTACCCGCTGATGCGGTTATGTCTCATCGACGCATGGAAGTGCTTTCCAGTCGATATCGTTTTTTGCCGAATCCCACAGGCCTTTCTTTTTGTACTTTTCTGAGCATGGAATGCAGATGTTGTAAGGCCTGCCAACCATGTTTACAGATATTCTCTGCATCTCTTCAGATGCCAGAAAGTACCCACAGAATTGACACTTGTGCATACTTACTCTCCACTTAGTTACCCGCTGATGCGGGAGAAATGCTTTGGTGCTGTGGTAGGTGGGAGACCCATTTCGACCCGATTCGGCCTACTTATCTTCGGCAATAGCTCCTCGGGCCTCGCCGCTTTACGTGCGACATATTCCCGTCCATGAACCCTTCACCACATCCCATAACATTCCCTGTATTGGTCAGCGCCAACTCCCTGCCAGTGTTGCCCGTTCTCACGCCGTTCTCGCTCTCGCGCGGGGATACTCTCTCACCGACCGGATCGCACCCGGTGATACAGCACGTTTACGTGTACCGATGATGATTCGAACCTTGAAAGCCTGTGCTGGCCTTGCCACCGCTCGAAAACAGGGCGTGAACGCTTCAAATGATAATGATTACCATCAACGGATGTGGAGGGGAGGGGGAGGTCAAATCCCTGTAACCGGGCGCCAAAAGGACCGCCGCCTAGCCTTTCTTCACATCGCCGCAGGTTAGAAAACTTTTTTTGGGGTCCCACAGCCGATGATTAATAGGAGTTTTCGATTATGTCAGGACCGCCGAAAACCCCTACCCATCTGCGTTTGGTGAGGGGTAACCCTTCCAAACGACCAATCAACAAAAACGAGCCGCAGCCACCTAAAGGGGTCCCCCCAGTTCCCAAGCATTTCGACAAGCAGGGGAAGTACTGGTTTAAGCGGATGGCCGAAGAACTTGATGCCATTGGCGTCATATCTCAGCTGGATGCCAGGGCTCTGGAGTTGCTGGTAGAGGCATATACGGAATACCGCCATCATTGTGAAACGCTGGATCGGGAAGGTTATACCTATGCGGTATACAGCGATGATGATGCTGATGAAGGGAAAGAGCGTGAAATACGCATGATCAAGCCGCATCCGGCAGCCATGATGAAAGCTGATGCCTGGAAGCGACTTCGCGCGATGTTAGCGGAGTTTGGTATGACGCCTTCCAGCAGGTCTAAGGTCAGTAAAGACAAACCAGACGATGATGATCTGTTAAGTCAATTTCTTAATTCGAGGGACTGATGGCAAAAGTTACTGATGGCATACGTTACGCCGAACGCGTCGTTGCCGGGGAGGTTATTGCCTGTGAATTTGTCCGTCTTTCCTGTCAGCGATTTCTTGATGATCTGAAGCACGGTGAAGAACGTGGCATCTATTTCAGCGAGCCCCGCGCACAACATATCCTCAATTTTTATAAATTCGTGCCTCATGTTAAAGGAGCACTGGCAGGCCAGCCGATTGAGCTGATGGACTGGCATGTTTTCATTCTGATCAACATCTTCGGTTTTGTTATCCCCCTGGTAAATGAAGAAACAGGCGAAGTTGTGCTGCGTAATGATGGCAGCGGTCGTCCGGTGATGGTCCGCCGGTTTCGCACAGCATATAACGAGGTAGCCCGTAAAAACGCCAAGTCGACATTATCTTCTGGTGTTGGTCTTTATATGGCTGGCGCCGATGGTGAGGGTGGGGCAGAGGTTTATTCCGCAGCGACAACGCGGGATCAGGCTCGCATCGTTTTTGAAGATGCGAAAAACATGGTTAAAAAAGCGAAACCCACACTGGGGCGACTGTTTGAATTCAATAAACTGGCGATCTACCAGGAGCAGACAGCATCCAAGTTTGAACCGCTTTCTTCTGATGCCAACAATCTGGATGGTCTCAATATCCATTGTGGCATCGTCGACGAACTTCATGCGCATAAAACCCGTGATGTCTGGGATGTTCTGGAGACTGCAACCGGCGCACGATTGCAGTCTCTTCTGTTTGGCATAACGACAGCCGGGTTTAATAAAGAAGGGATTTGTTACGAGCTGCGCGATTATGCCATTAAGGTGCTGCGTGGCTATAACAGCGAAGTGGAAGGCGCGGTGAAGGATGACACTTTTTTCGCCATCATCTTCACCCTGGATAAAGATGATGATCCGTTTGATGAAACGGTCTGGCAAAAGGCTAACCCCGGACTCGGTATCTGTAAGCGCTGGGATGACCTTCGCCGTCTGGCTAAGAAGGCCAAAGAACAGGTTTCCGCCAGGGTTAACTTTTTCACCAAGCACATGAATATCTGGGTGACCGCTGAGTCAGCTTGGATGGACATGATTAAGTGGGAAAACTGTGAGTTTATAGCCCCACGTCATGAGCTGAAAACCTACCCGATGTGGGCTGGCGTGGATCTGGCCCACAAGATTGATATTTGCGCAGCAGTAAAACTCTGGCGGGCAGACAACGGTCACGCGCATGCAGACTTTAAATTCTGGTTACCCGAAGGGCGGCTGGAAAAATGTTCCGCTCAAATGGCGCAGATGTACCGTAAATGGGCTGAGCTTGGGAAGCTGGAACTGACTGATGGTGATGTTATCGATCACGCGCAGATTAAGGCTGATTTTCTGGAATGGATTAGCGGCGAAAACCTGAAGGAAACGGGATTCGATCCGTGGAGCGCAACGCAGTTTAGCCTGGCTCTGGCAGAAGAGGGTGTACCGCTGGTGGAGGTTCCGCAGACGGTCAGAAACTTTTCTGAGTCAATGAAAGAGGTGGAGTCTCTGGTTTATGGCGGGCGTTTTCATCACAGCAATCATCCGGTTATGAACTGGATGATGTCTAACGTCACCGTCAAGCCTGACAAAAACGACAATATCTTTCCGAACAAATCCACGCCAGAAGCGAAAATAGACGGGCCTGCCGCCTTGTTTACCGCAATGAGCCGCATGCTTGTAAACGGCGGCGAACAACAGGACAGCCTCTCTGACCATCTGGAAAGTTACGGCGTCCGTTCATTATAAAGAGGCAGTTATGATCCTGATGATTCTCGCCCCACTGATCGGGGTGATGGGCGCTATTTTGCTTTCGTTTGGTGTATGGATGATTTATCCGCCTGGAGGCTTAATCAGTGCGGGTATGCTTTGCCTTATCTGGTCATGGCTGGTTTCCCGCACGCTTTCGCTGGCCGGGAAAACATTGCGAGGAGGGACTGACTGATGTTTTTCCCCGGAATGTTCAAAAAAAGTGACGCCCCTGTCACTACTCCGGCAGAACTCGCTGAAGCAGTGGGAATGACTTACGACACCTATACAGGGAAAAGGGTAAGCAGCCAGAAAGCCATGCGGCTTACAGCAGTTTTCGGTTGTATCAGGGTTCTTGCTGAGTCGATGGGTATGCTGCCCTGTAACCTGTACAAGATAACCGGAAACAGTAAACAAAAAGCGACTTCTGAAAGGCTGCATAAATTACTGACGATGAAGCCAAATGATTACATGACCCCCCAGGAGTTCTGGGAGCTGGTCATTGTCTGTCTTTGTCTTCGCGGTAATTTTTACGCCTACAAAGTTAAAGCGCTTGGCGAGGTGGTGGAGCTGCTTCCTATTGACCCCGGGTGTGTTGAACCAAAGCTTAACAGCCAGTGGCAGCCGGTTTACCAGGTAACATTCCCCGATGGTTCAACAGATGTGCTTGGGCAGGATGATATCTGGCATGTCAGAACGCTTACCTTTGACGGACTGGTGGGGCTCAACCCTATAGCCTATGCAAGAGAAGCAATATCTCTGGGAATGGCAACAGAGGAACATGGGGCTCGGTTGTTCTCAAATGGCGCGGTTACCTCCGGCGTACTCCGTACTGAACAAACTCTCACTGATGCTGCTTACGCAAGGCTGAAAAAAGATTTTGAGGATCGTCACCTCGGGCTGAGCAACGCGCACCGACCAATGATTCTCGAAATGGGACTGGACTGGAAGTCGATGGCGCTCAATGCGGAAGACAGTCAGTTCCTTGAGACCAGAAAATTTCAGCTGGAGGAAATATGCCGCCTGTTCCGGGTGCCGATGCACATGGTGCAGAACACTGACCGCTCTACGTTTAACAATATTGAAAACCTCGGCATGGGGTTTATCAATTATTCACTCGTTCCGTATATGACCCGCATTGAGCAGCGAATCAACATTGGGCTGGTGAAGGAATCAAAGCAGGGTGTGTACTACGCAAAATTCAATGCCGGCGCATTGCTGCGCGGGGATATGAAGTCGCGATTTGAGGCGTATTCAACAGGCATTAACTGGGGGATTTACTCACCAAATGACTGCCGGGAACTTGAAGAACTTAACCCACGCGCAGGCGGAGATATTTACCTTACGCCAATGAACATGACGACGAAGCCGTCAGACAGCAGCAAGAACAAAACAACCGAGGAGCAACATAATGCCGATGACTAAACAGCGGCTGGATATTCCGCTACAGCTAAAGTCTGTCAGCGACAGCGGGGAGTTTGAAGGCTATGGCTCTGTTTTTGGCGTAAAGGACAGCTACGATGATGTTGTTGTGCCAGGCGCTTTTTCGGCCTCCCTTCAGGCATGGAAAGAAAAGAATGCTCTCCCTGCATTACTCTGGCAGCACCGTATGGATGAACCCATCGGTATTTACACTGAGATGAAAGAAGATGAGGTTGGCCTTTATGTTAAAGGCCGGTTACTCATTGATGACGATCCCCTTTCGAAACGCGCACACGCCCACATGAAGGCCGGTTCTTTAACCGGCCTTTCTATTGGTTACATGCTGAAAGACTGGGAGTACGACCGTGTTAAGGGCGTGTTCCTTCTCAAAGAGATCGACCTGTGGGAAGTCAGTCTCGTAACGTTTCCGTCGAACGATGAAGCGCGGGTAAGTGATGTCAAAAGCGCATTTTCCCGCGGAGAAATCCCTTCTCAAAAAAGTATTGAACGAGTCCTGCGCGATGTTGGGCTCTCACGCACCCAGGCTAAAGCATTCATGGCCGGGGGTTATGGCTCACTTTCACAGCGTGATGTTGATGAAGTGAGTACCGCACTGGATGCACTGAAAAACATCAAATTTTAATCAGGAGTTAATTATGTCAGTTGACGTTAAAGACGTAGAGCAGGTCGCGCAGGAACTGCAGGCGAAGTTTGATGCGTTCAAAGAAAAGAACGATAAGCGCCTGGAAGCAGTTGAACAGGAAAAGGGCAATCTGGCGGGGGAGGTTGAAACATTAAACGGCAAGTTGTCTGAACTGGATGAGCTTAAATCCGCGCTGGAAGAGGAACTGAAGCAGGTTAAACGTCCAACTGGTGGTTATCAGAGCAAAGCCGCAAGCGAGCATAAAACCGCTTTCATTGACTTTATGCGTAAGGGTAAAGATGACGGGCTGCGCGAACTTGAACGCAAAGCTCTGCAGGTCGGTGTGGATGAAGATGGTGGCTACGCCGTGCCGGAAGAGCTGGATCGCACGATCCTTAATCTTCTGAAAGATGAAGTGGTGATGCGCCAGGAGGCGACAACCATCACAGTCGGCGGCGCTAACTATAAAAAACTGGTTAATCTCGGCGGTACGGCTTCCGGCTGGGTTGGTGAAACTGATGCCCGCCCGGAAACCGATGCGTCTAAACTCGGTCAGATTGAGCCGTTCATGGGAGAAATTTACGGTAACCCGCAGGCGACTCAAACCATGCTGGATGATGCCTTTTTCAACGTCGAAGACTGGATCAACAGCGAACTGGCAATTGAGTTTGCAGAGCAGGAAGAAATCGCCTTTACCAGCGGCAACGGTACGAAAAAACCGAAAGGCTTTCTGGCCTATGCCTCTTCTCTGGATGACGATAAAACCCGTGCTTTTGGCACCCTGCAGCACATTCTTTCCGGTGCGGCGGCGGGTGTGACGGCCGATGCGATTATCAAGCTGGTCTACACCATGCGCAAGGTGCACCGCAACGGCGCTAAGTTCATGATGAACAACAACAGTCTGTTTGCGGTTCGCATTCTGAAGGACTCAGAGGGTAACTATCTCTGGCGTCCGGGCCTTGAGCTGGGCCAGCCTTCCTCTCTGGCGGGTTATGGCGTTGCTGAGAATGAGCAAATGCCGGATATCGCTGCTGATGCGAAAGCCATTGCGTTCGGTAACTTTAAACGCGGCTATACCATCGTTGACCGCATCGGCACCCGCATTCTTCGTGACCCCTACACCAAAAAACCATTCGTTGGTTTCTATACCACCAAACGCACCGGGGGAATGCTGGTGGATTCTCAGGCCATTAAACTGCTGCAGATCGGCACTGGCGCTTAATTCTGTGGGGCTTCGGCCCCGATTTTCGAGGTGATTTATGCCTGAATTACTGCGTGAACTTAAGTGGTCCCCAGATGGTTGTATTGTCGAATCCATTCCCGCTGGGGTGTATTCGGACGGTGAGCTACCTGCTCGCGCTGAGGAAATTGCTGCCGAACTTCGCATTATTAAATTTGGTGGTGGCGATGTTCATGTCGCTGCAGAGTCAGATCCAGAGCCAGCGGTAACAAAACGCGGGAAAACCAAATGAAGCCATCCATACAAGAGCTTCGCTACCAATGCCACATCGACAGTGATGACGATGCCGAAGATGTAATGCTGGAACTGTACCTTAATGCCTCTCTGAAACATGCCGAAAAAATTGTTAATCGCCATCTTTATGATGACGCTGTTCCGGAAGATGACCCGGATGGACTGGTAATTGATGACGATGTCAAGCTGGCCCTGATGTTGCTTGTATCGCACTGGTATGAGAACAGAGAGCCAGTAAGTCACGACAGCGTCAATACTATTCCATTCGGTGTTGAGGCTATTCTCAAACAGCACCGCAAAAGACCGGGAACGTAGGAGGGATTATGCAGGCAGGTCGATTACGCCATCGTATCACTATCCTGAACTTTTCTTCTTTTCGCGATACGACAGGCCAGCCGGTTGAAGAGTGGCAGGAGGGAAAGACCATATGGGCGGAAGTGCTGGGTATCAGTGGCAGGGAGCAGTTGCAATCGGGGGCGGAAACGGCGCAGGCAACGATCCGGGTGTGGGTCCGTTTCCGGCGTGATGTGACTGCTGCGTCAAGATTAAAGGTGCTCACAGGACCATTTAAAGGCGCGGTACTGAATATCATCAGCCCCCCCATACCCGACAGTAAAGCCACCAGGCTGGAAATACTCTGTAAAAATGGAGCGGAAAAATGATTGATATCACTCTGGATTTTTCTGGCCTTGAAGAGATATCCCGCGATCTGGAATTACTGAGCCGTGCCGAAAACAACAAAGTTCTGCGTGATGCCACTCGAGCTGGTGCTGAGGTTCTGAAAGATGAGGTGATAGAAAGGGCACCTGAACGAACCGGCAAACTGAAAAAAAACGTGGTGGTGGTGACCCAAAAAAGCCGCCGCCGCGGGGAAATTTCTTCCGGTGTCCACATTCGTGGCGTTAACCCGCGCACCGGAAACAGCGATAACACGATGAAGGCGAATAACCCGAGAAACGCCTTTTACTGGCGCTTTGTGGAGCTTGGCACTGCGAACATGCCTGCGCATCCTTTTGTGCGACCCGCTTACGATACGCGCGAGGAAGAGGCCGCCAGCGTCGCCATTGCCAGGATGAATCAGGCTATTGATGAGGTGCTGAGCAAGTGAATGAAGATAATATCTACGCCTTGCTTTCTACCCTGGCAGAGGGACGGGTATACCCCTATGTTGCGCCATTAGGTAGTGACGGGAAACCGTCGGTCACTCCACCCTGGATTATCTTTTCCATCGTCGATGATGTTTCCGCTGACGTGATGTGTGGCCAGGCAGAGAGCAGGGTTTCCGTTCAGGTCGATGTGTATTCAACGACCATAAAAGAATCACGCTCTCTGAGAGATTTGGCGCTCTCTTCGCTTAAGCCGTTAAACCCTACAGAGGTGGTAAAAATCCACGGATACGAGCCAGACCGTCGGCTCTACCGTGCCACCCTGGATTTTAAAGTTACCCCCTGACAATTAATTCACCCAACGAGCCCGCTAATGGCGGGTTTTCTTTTTCCAGGAGACAGATATGTCTGCACTTTATGAAAAATCGCAGCTGACGAAGATCCTTATTTCCTCCCTGCCAGCCACCAAAGAAACGATGGATTCAGCAACCTTCCTCGATCTGAGTTGCACCATCAAAGAAATTCAGTTCACCGGTGGTCAGAAGCAGGATATCGACGTAACAACACTTTGCTCTACCGAGCAGGAGAACATCAACGGCCTGTCTTCTCCGTCAGAAATCTCTCTGTCCGGCAACTTCTACAAGAATCAGGCGCAGGACGCCTTGCGTGAAGCGTATGACAACGATACGACCTACGCGTTCCAGGTTATCTTCCCGTCCGGCAAGGGCTTTAAGTTCCTGGCTGAAATCCGCCAGCACACCTGGTCTTCCGGTACCAACGGCGTAGTGGCGGCAACGTTCTCCCTGCGCCTGAAAGGTAAGCCTGAAAACATCGAGTCTGGCTCCTGAGAGGTCTCATGAAGAATATTAAAAATCTCGCCCTGGCTAAGATGTCGGGATTTCGTCATAAGACGGTCGCCGTTCCTGAGTGGGAAGGCGTCAAAGTGGTTCTCCGTGAGCCGTCAGGTGAAGCCTGGCTGCGCTGGCAGGAAGTGGTGAAAGGGGGGGCCGACGATGAAAATGTGTCGGTATCGGAAAAGGCGCACCGTAATCTTTGCGCTGACGTGGTGCTCTTCATTGACGTTCTGTGTGACACCGATAAGCAACCGGTATTCAGCGTAGACGAAGAAGAGCAGGTGCGTGAAATTTACGGGCCCGTGCACTCACGTCTGCTCAAACAGGCGCTTGACCTGATCAACAATGCGGACGAAGCGCGGGAAAAGTCTCAACCCCCGGGGTAAAGTTTCTGATGTCGCTTGCGCTCCGGATGGGGCGCACGCTCTCAGAGCTTCGGCAGAATATGACGGCAAGCGAGCTTCTGATGTGGATTGAGTTCGACAGGCAAAGTCCGGTTGGCGATATCCGTGGCGACATTCAGGCAGCCCAGCTCGTCTCTGCCATCTACGGTTCGCAGGGGGCAAAAGTACCGCTGGACGATGCGATCCTGCGATGGGGTGGCGATGAGCAATCAGAACCGAAGGACCCGTTTGCAGGGCTTGAGGCTGCTCTTACAGCTGCGACACAATAATTGCTTCACATGTCATCAATGTGGCGATACGCTCTTTCCTTAAGAAAAGGAGGCGTTATGGAACCACTGGTAGTAGTGTTTGGAATATTCGGCTGGTTGATAAATCTAATTGTGATTTTTTATTTAATACGGTTTAGCACAAGGGCAAATGAACAAGTTGAAGCCCTTAAAGAGATAAATAAAAAACAAGATGCGCAAATAGATTTATTAATACAAGTCGCTCACAAAAGAAAAGACAGTTTATAACTCACGACCCGCTATCAAGCGGGTTTTTTTATGGGTGAAAATATGGCTACGTTGCGCGAACTGATCATCAAAATATCTGCAAACTCTCAGTCATTTCAGTCTGAAATTTCTCGTGCTTCAAGAATGGGGAATGACTATTACCGGGTAATGCAGACTGGAGGACGCCAAGCGGCCGCAGCTTCGCGTGAAACTCAGCGTGCCTTAGCTGAGGTAACTAGTCAAATAAACACCGCGAAGGCCTCAGCGCTGGGAATGGCAGGTGCATTTGCTGGAGTATTTGCGACTGGTCATCTTATATCGCTGGCCGATGAATGGAGCTCTGTTAATGCCAGGCTAAAGCAGGCTTCCCAATCGTCTGATGATTTCACGGAGTCTCAGCGGGCGCTGATGGATATTAGCCAACGAACCGGAACCGCCTTCTCTGATAATGCGAGTCTTTTTGCGCGTTCCGCCGCATCAATGCGTGAATACGGATACAGTTCGCAGCAAGTTCTGGATGTAACCGAGGCCATTTCTACTGGACTAAAGCTATCCGGCGCCAGCACGGCAGAGGCAAGTTCTGTTATCACCCAGTTTAGTCAGGCATTAGCTCAGGGCGTTCTGCGGGGCGAGGAATTCAACTCTGTTAACGAAAACGGTGATCGAGTTATCCGTGCGCTGGCCGCTGGGATGGGTGTAGCTCGTAAAGATCTGAAGGCAATGGCCGATCAGGGGATGCTAACCGCAGATAAAGTTGTCCCGGCCCTGATAAGTCAACTTGGCACTATGCGTGGTGAATTTGAGGCAATGCCGCAGACCGTTTCTGCTGCCACGACGAAAGTCGAAAATGCTTTCATGGCATGGGTAGGTGGAGCTAATGAAGCTACTGGTGCGACAAGTGCTCTTGTTGCTGTATTGAATACAGTTTCTGACAATATCGACACTGTGGCTACGGCTGCCGGAGCTTTGGCTGCAATAGGTGGAGCTCGCTATCTTGGAGGGATGTTTGGCGATCTTGGGAACCAAACGGCGCAATTAATAGATGCCAGAAAGAACGAAATTGCGCTCGCATCTGCAAGGGCTGAATCTGCTACCCAATCACAACGAAAGGCGGCAGCAGATGCGATTGCTGCCGAGCGTGCTTATCAGCTCTCGCTATCCGAGTTGGAACTTGCAAAAAACACAAATGCAGAAGCGACAGCTACACAAAATTCTATTGCCAAACGGCGTGAAATGATAGCCGCCAATGCCACTCTCGTTCAGTCAAATAAAGCAGTATCAGCGTCGCAAGAAGCACTCAACCGATCAACATCGGTAATGAATTTATTCAAGTCTGGCGCTACGGGGCTTTTGTCGTTAGTTGGTGGTTTGCCAGGAATTTTAATGTTGGGTGCTGGGGCGTGGTACACGATGTATCAACGCCAAGAACAAGCCAGGGAATCTGCAATCCAATATGCGGACACAATCGAGCAGGTACGAGATAATCTGAAATCAATGTCTCAGACGCAGATATCCGCCAACCTTGGACAGGCGAATATTTCACTGGATGCTCAAAATAGTGCGATTGAACAGCAGAAGCAGAAAGTTGCTGAATTATCCAATCAACTTTATAACGCAAAATTAGCAGCCAATTCTGCTTCAGATGGAACATGGCTGTATAACGATGCGGTTGAGAAATCAGCAGAGTTTGCTTCAGAACTTGCGGTTGAAGAAGGCCGACTTGAGCAAATGCTCAATAAAAGAAAGCAAACACAACAGTTAATAAACGACATAACTGATCAGGCTATAAATAAAACAGTAGAAATGGCTGGCGCCGTAAGTTATCTTACAGAGATGTATGACCGTCTGAACAAGGTTTCCAGACAGTCTACAGCAGTGTCCCCACCAAAATATGCAGGGCCTGTACTTCCTGCACTTGATAATAAGCAGCAGCAAGCTATAGACAAGGCGCAGCGACAGCTTGAGTTGTCCGGTCTTAAGGGATTGGACAAAACCCGCAAGCAGGCGGAATTCGATGCATCTGACCTTAATCTCCCTGCTGGTTGGCGTGAGAAGTATGTCAGCATGGAAGTTGAGTCAGCCAGGCAGTTGCAAGCTATTCGTGACTCAAGCCGCCATAAGGGCGGGAAATCCGAGGCGGAAAAAACAGCTGATGCCTATGACAAGCTGATCAAACAGCAAAAAGAGCAGATTGCCCTGCAAGGCCAGAATACTGAACTGGCGAAGGTTAAATACCAGGTTAGTCAGGGCGAACTTGCTTCTCTGACAGAAGCCCAGAAAAAGACGGTATTGCAGAATGCTGCGCTGATTGACCAGGTTAAATTACGTGAGCAACTGCGAAATTACGAAGCCAACCTTGCTGACAGTAACGCCAGCGCCCGCGCAGCCAATGAAGCGCAACTGCTGGGCTACGGGCAGGGCTCCAGGTTCCGTGAAAGACTTCAGGAGCAGTTCAATCTGCGTAAGGAGTTCGAGCAAAAGAATACCGATCTTCTCCGCCAGCGTCAGGCTGGTGAAATCGACGAGACGTTCTATCAGCAGGGACTGGCACTTAATAAGCGCTATCTCGAGGAGCGTCTGCGCGACCAGGAGGGATATTACGCAGCTTCTGATGCGCAGCGTGACGACTGGATGACGGGACTGTCTGAGGGTTATGCGAACTGGGTGGACGAAGCTACTGACTATTCTTCCATGGCCGCTGACGGCATGAAGCAGGCTATGGGGGGCGCGGTCACCACGATCACCGACATGCTCAATGGCAACGTTGACAGCTGGAAGGACTGGGGCGTCAGCGTACTGAAGATTATCCAGAACGTGCTGGTGAATATGGCTGTTGCTAATGGCGTTAGCTCAATTGGTTCACTGTTCAGTTTTGGGGCTTCGTCATCCGCTACCGCCAGCAGCGGTACCGCTATTCAGAATGCTGGGGCGAACTTCACCTTTAATGCGAAGGGTAATGTTTACGACTCTCCGTCCCTGAGCGCTTTCAGCAATGGCGTTTTCCAGACGCCTCAGCTGTTTGCTTTTGCCAAAGGCGCAGGGGTTTTTGCCGAGGCAGGACCGGAAGCCATTATGCCACTCACGCGGGCAGCTGACGGTTCGCTTGGCGTTAGGGCAGTTGGTACTCCGCAGGTCTCTGGCGGCGTGCCTTCAGTTAACTTCGGCGATATCAATATTCAGGGCGGATCTCCACAGGCGTCCAGTCAGGGTACTGCCGGAGCAGCAGGCTGGCAGCTTAAGGATGCCATCACTGGCGTCATTAATGAACAGGCCAGCATGCCTGGATCGCCTCTGTGGCGTTTAATCAAGGGGGTTTAACCATGGCAGTCGAAACCTTCAGCTGGTGCCCAAAGGTTGCCTCTCAGGTTGATACAAATTTTCGTACCCGAAAGGCACAGTTTGGCGATGGCTATGCGCAGGTGGCCGGAGACGGTATCAACCCGGTAACACCTCAGTGGAGCGTGAGCTTTACCGGTGACGAGGCTTACATTCAGGCCATTAAAAACTTTCTCAACAGACATGCCGGGTGGAAGTCATTTATCTGGAAGCCGCCGCTTGAGCCTTCATGTTTATGGCGCGCGGAATCCTTCCAGATATCTACCCACGGCAACAAAAAATACACCCTCAGCAGCACATTCATACAGGCATACCATCCATGAGTATTTCATCTGATGTCCAGAAACTGGAACCGGGTAAGCGCGTCCGCCTGATCGAGGTGGACGGCTCAGCGTTCGGTGCGGGTATTCTTCGCTTTCACAACGAGACAATCCCGCATACCGAGGCGGAAATCATCGCCGCAGGCGGCGACGAGTCAAAACTTGAGCCGAAGTCGGTGTGGTGGCAGGGGCAGGAGTATGGCGCGTGGCCGTATGAACTGACCGGCATATCTGTCAGCAGTGACGGGCAGAGTTCACGGCCGTCTCTCACCGTGGCAAACATCAGCGGCACGATTGGCGCGCTGTGCCGAAGATTTCAGGGGATGGCTAAAGCAAAGGTGATCATCCATGACACCTTTGCACACTACCTGGACGCAAGAAATTTTCCTGGCGGGAACCCGACTGCGAATCCCAACGAGGAGCGCAAACAGGTTTATTACATTGACCGTAAATCAGGGTCAGACGATGAAACCGTAGAGTTTGAGCTTTCCAGTCCAGCCGATCTGCGCGGGCAACTTATTCCGACCCGGCAAATTCAGCCAATGTGCACGTGGTGCATGCGGGGCTGGTACAAAACCGGGAACGGCTGCACCTACGCCGGGCAAAACGGCTGGTTCGATAAAGACGGCAACCGTGTGGACGATCCTTCACAGGATGTTTGCTCCGGACTGCTGTCAACGGGCTGCAAACCTCGTTTCGGAGAGAATGAGCAGCTGGATTATGGCGGGTTCCCCGGGGCTTCACTTCTGAGAGGATAATCATGCGCGACAAAACAGTTAGCGCCATTCTGGCGCACGCGGCCGCATCGTGTCCAGACGAATGCTGTGGCGTTGTCATACAGAAGGGGCGAGTAGAGAAATACATCCCTTGCAGAAATCAGGCTGAATCCCCGACTGAGCAGTTTGAATTGTCTCCTGAAGATTATGCAGCGGCTGAAGAGCAGGGCACAGTAGTTGCTATCGTGCACAGCCATCCTGGTGACGGCGCGACAACCCAGCCCAGTGAACTCGACATGCTGATGTGCGATGCCACTGAATTGCCATGGGTAATTGCATCCTGGCCTGAAGGGGATATTCGTACCGTCATGCCTCGTGGTGATCGCCCGTTAACTGGTCGCCAGTTTGTGCTCGGTCACGCCGACTGCTGGTCTCTCATCATGGATTACTTCCGTACTGAGCACGGTATTACGTTACCGAATTACAGCGTGGATCGTCACTGGTGGGAGCAGGGCGAAAACCTCTACATGGACAACTGGTATGAGTGTGGATTCAGGGAGTTCGACGGGCCTTCCCAGCCAGGTGACATGGTGATCATGCAGGTACAGTCCGCAGTCCCAAACCACGCGGGTATTTTGCTTGAGGGTAATGTGCTCCTTCACCACATGTATGGCCAGCTAAGTCAGCGTATTCCATACGGTGGCTATTATCGTGACCGTACCATCAAAATTCTGCGCTATAAGGATTTGATGTAATGGAAAGAAAAACCGTCATTAAACTCAGTGGTTCAATGGCTCAGCGATTTGGCAGGACACATCGCCGCGCACTAACGTCTGCCAGCGAAGTGTTCAGGGCGCTTTCTAACACCATTGACGGCTTTGATGCTTATCTGCGTGAAGCTCGGGCAAAGGGACTGGATTTTGTTATTTTCCGGGATCGCCGCAATATCGGACACGAAGAGTTTGAGCTCCTGGGCCCAGGGGATGAACTGAGAATAATCCCTGTAATAAGGGGAAGCAAAAGAGCGGGAGTTTTCCAGGCATTGCTCGGAACGGCTTTGGTGGCTGCGGCCATATGGATGCCAGGAGTTAGTATTGCAGCAAGTAACCTAATGTTTTCCGTAGGTGCCGCGATGGCCGTTGGCGGTGTAGTGCAAATGCTCTCTCCTCAGGTCTCAGGTCTGCGAATGCGGCAAGATCCTGATAACAAACCTTCCTATGCGTTTGGTGGACCCGTTAATACGACAGCTTCCGGTAATCCCGTTCCCCTGCTTTATGGTCAGCGAGAAATAGGCGGCGCTATTATCTCCGCCGGGATATATGCAGAAGATCAGCAATAAACCAAACCACCCACTGTAAGCCACCTAACGGTGGCTTTTTTTATGGACGCGATATGACGACGACAATCATCAAAGGCCGCGGCAAAGGTGGCAGCAATCAGACCCGAACGCCTGTTGAGGCACCGGACAGCATTCAGTCCATTGCCAGGGCAAAAGTGCTTATTGCTCTTGGGGAGGGGGAGTTCGCCGGTGGGCTTGATGGTAAAAATATTTTCCTTGGTGACTCATCTTCATACACGCCTCTCCAGAACGCCGACGGAAGTTACAATTTCAATAATGTAAAATACGAGTTCCGTTCCGGTACTCAGGACCAGGATTACATTCAGGGCTTTCCGGGCATTGAAAACGAACTTCAGGTTTCATATGAGCTGAAACAGGCTGTGCCGTACGTGCGCGCGGTATCCAACACGCAGCTCTCTGCGCTGCGAATTCGCCTGGGATGGCCAACTCTTTTACTCCAGAAAAACAACGGCGATAAAGTCGGCACCCGCGTTGAGTATGCTATCGATCTGTCGGTCGATGGCGGGCCGTATGAAACGGTGGTTAACGGTGCTGTTGATGACAAAACCACGTCGCTTTATGAGCGCAGTCACCGCGTCAATCTTCCGAAAGCCTCGACTGGATGGCAGTTGCGGGTTCGCAGAATCACACCGGATTCCACGAGCGTGAATATCGTCGACACCATGCGCGTTGTGGCCGTTACTGAAATTATTGACGCCAAACTTCGCTACGTTAACACAGCGCTGCTGTATGTAGAGTTTGACGCAAAGCAGTTCCCTAATGGCATTCCTCAGGTTGTGTGTAATCCGAAAGGGCGAATCATCCGTGTACCTGATACTTATGATCCCGAAACCCGCACTTATTCTGGTACATGGGAGGGCGTATTTAAATGGGCGTGGACGGATAACCCTGCCTGGATTTATTACGACATCATTCTGAACGAGCGCTTCGGGCTGGGTCAAAGAATCGATGCGACTCAGATAGACAAATGGGAACTTTATCGCATCGCCCAGTATTGCGATCAACTGGTACCAGACGGCAAGGGCGGCAGCGGGACGGAGCCTCGTTTTCGTTGCAACGTTTATATCCAGGACCGTAATGACGCCTGGACCGTACTTCGTGATCTGGCGGGTATATTTCGCGGCATGACGTACTGGGGTGACAATAAGATGTATGTCCTGGCTGATATGCCCCGCGATGTGTGGCATATCTATAACCACGCCAGCGTAGTTGAGGGTAAATTTACCTTTGCGGACCCGAGTGAAACCACCCGAAACACTGCCGCGCTGGTGAACTGGTCAGACCCTGCCAACCACTACAAAGATACGCCTGAGCCTGTTTACGATAGCGATCTGGCCATGCGTTTCGATTATCGTCAGCTCGAAATGACTGCGATCGGCTGCACCAGGCAGTCAGAGGCAAACCGGCGGGGGCGCTGGGCGCTGCTTACCAACGGTATCGGCGAGGTGGTGACCTTCAGCACAGGCATGGACGTCCCCCCTGTTGGTGAGGTGATCGGCGTGGCTGCTAACGAGCTGGCCGGAAGAACTATCGGCGGCAGGGTGAGTGCGGTTAACGGCCGCAACATAACCCTCGATCGCGCTGCTGATGTGAAAGCCGGTAACAGGCTGTTTTTGAATCTTCCGTCAGGCACAGCTCAGGCCAGAACCGTCCAGGCCGTTAACGGAAACACAGTCACTGTCACCACACCCTACAGCGAAACGCCGGAGGCTGAATGTAACTGGGGTGTGGACTCTGACGATCTGTTTATAGCGCTTTTCCGTGTTACGGGAACGCGGGACAACAACGACGGTACTTTCGAGGTCACCGGGACGACTTACAACCCTGATATCTATTCCGCTGTTGATACCGGCGCAAGACTGGACGAGCGGCCAGTCAGTGTCATTCCACCGGGGGTTCAGGCTCCCCCAGGAAATATTGTCGTAGACAGTTACTCTACGGTTAACCAGAACATTGCGATTACCACTATGCGCGTTGCCTGGGATTCTGTTCAGGGTGCAGTTGCGTACGAGGCGGAATGGCGGCGTGACAGCGGCAACTGGATTAGTGTGCCCCGAACGTCTTCTCTCGGCTTTGAAGTGCAGGGTATCTACTCGGGTCGCTATCTGGTCCGTGTCAGGGCGGTGAACGCCAGCGACGTTTCATCAGTATGGGCGACATCATCAGAAGTAAATCTTACGGGTAAAGTGGGCAATCCGCCGAAACCGGTTGGCTTCATCGCTTCTGAAAATGTGGTTTTCGGCATCGAGCTGAACTGGGGATTCCCGGCGAATACCGACGACACGCTGAAGACGGAAATTCAGTACAGCCTGACCGGTACTGATGGTGATGCGATATTGCTGGCCGATGTGCCATACCCACAGCGTAAATATCAGCAGATGGGATTAAAGGCTGGGCAGATTTTCTGGTACCGCGCGCAGCTGGTGGACCGCAGCGGCAACGAATCAGGGTACACAGAATGGGTGCGAGGACAGGCCAGCATCGATGTTTCCGATATCACAGATGTGATTCTGGAGGAAATTAAAGACTCCGATACGTTTAAAGATCTGATTGAGAGCGCAGTGGACAGCAATGAAAAAATTGCTGGCATGGCTGACGAAATCAAAAACCATGCCGACGAGCTGGAGCAGCAAGCGAAAGATATCGCCAAAAACGCCCAGGATATCGGGAAGGTTCAGACCAGCGTTACAAACCTGTCGAGCACGGTCGGAGATGTGTCTTCTTCTCTGAGCAAGCTTGAGCAGACAGTGGCGACGGCTGATACCGCGCTGGGCCAGCGCATCGATAACATCAGCGTGTCTGTGGACGGTATGACGGGAGGAGTGAAGAACTCTGCCATCGCGATTATTCAGGGCAACCTGGCGCAGGTGGCGGCGCGCAAAACGCTGTCTGCATCCGTCGCCGGTAACAGCGCGCAGCTGGACCGCATTGATGAGGTGATCGTCAACGAGAAGGAGGCAACGGCGCGTTCGCTGCTGAGTTTGCAGACTGACGTGAACGGCAATAAGGCTTCCATCAACAGCCTGAACCAGACGTTTTCGGATTACCAGCAGGCTATGGCCACGCAGGTAAACAGCATCACGGCGACCGTAAATGGACATACTTCTGCGATCACCACCAACGCTGAGGCCATAGCGAACGTTAACGGTGATCTGAAGGCGATGTACAGCATCAAGGTTGGTGTCTCCAGCAATGGTCAGTATTACGCCGCAGGGATGGGGATCGGCGTGGAGAATACGCCGTCCGGCATGCAGTCACAGGTCATCTTCCTGGCTGACCGCTTCGCAGTCACGACAGCTGCCGGTAACGGCGTAGCTTTGCCGTTCGTGATCCAGAACGGGCAGACATTCATCCGGGCCAGCTTCATCCAGGACGGCACCATTGAGAACGCCAAAATCGGCAACTATATCCAGTCCAACAACTATGCAGCTGGTTCTGCTGGTTGGAAGTTGAATAAAGCTGGAGATGCTGAATTCAACAATGTGACCGTCAGAGGTGTAGTATATGCTAGTGGCGGTAGCTTTACTGGTGAGATACAAGCAACAAGAGGTAAATTCACGGGTACTGTGGAAGCTACCAGTTTTGTGGGAGACGTTGCGAATATGTACACAGGATCTGACGTTAGCAGGTTAAATGATGGCGTACTCGAAAAAACAATTACATACAATGACACATCAAGTGCAGCACATAGAAGACATATCTGCGTTATGGCAAACGTTAAAGGTTTTGGTGGCTGCACGATAAACATTGACGGTTCAGAAAAAAAACTTTCTATAGACGGCAACGAGCGTCTTGTAATGCACTCATCACCTGTAACCAGTAGTGCCGTTACAGTTAAAATTAAGGTATCCGCTCAAAATAGTATGGGGGCTTATATAAATTCACCGACCGTCATTGTGTCGCGCGGTTCTGGTTCATTCTCAGGATAAAAACAACCACGCTTAGCGCGGGGGGTTTCTTTTAGTAGTTAGCTACACAGTTTGAAGGTGAACCAATTCGTCGGTATTCATGATCAATCTCATGGCACCATTGCCCAGTCATTGGAAGCTTTTCGGTATCATAAATTAAAGAACCGTTATCCCAATCCAAGGGTTTTGGGATAACGCCGGAATTCGGTTTACCGGTATTCAGGCCACTACCACATGCAGTGAGGGACAGACATAATGGCAGCATAATTAGAGCGAGTTTCATTGGGACTCCTTTGTGTTGTTGACAAGGTTCAATTTTAATATACTTGTTGTGTTGAGTAAGTAAAATAAAGTTGGAAATGTTATGGCAATTCGTTTACATGGTATTTTAGTTGATGGATTGAATAAACCAATCGTCAACGCAAACGTCTTCTTACTTGCACGAAGCCATTCATTTTTGATGGGACAATAAATATCGCCAATGCGAACCTGAATATTGGTGATGAATTTTGCCAGATTGTTTATACCGGGGCTAACTGTCGACACGTTGGTGGTTACGGAAATATTAGGTATAAAGGAATTGTAATGACAGGTGGGAATGTCAGAGCAGAAAGGAATAAAGTAGTCGGCAATTATTATTTGGGTGGGTGGTCAATGGCATTTGATACAACTATAGCTATGCCAACACTGGCGTTGCCCAACATGTATTAAAAACCAATTCAGAAATTATTTCTGGTGAGGGTTATATACCTCTCCGGGCTTCATGTTGTCTAAATTTAGGAGTTGTTATGATTTATAGCACCGGAACTATCTCTATTAACGGAAATACCGCAACCGGCTCCGGTACAAACTGGACTGCACCGGCCAGCCAGGTTCGCGCTGGCCAGACGATTATTGTCATGTCTAACCCGGTTCAGATGTTCCAGATTTCATCCGTGAATAGCGCCACGTCAATGACGGTAACGCCTGCAGCTTCTCCGGCGCTGAGCGGCCAGAAGTACGGCATTCTGGTATCAGACAATATCTCGGTTGATGGGCTGGCGCAGGCCATGTCGCAGCTTATCAAGGAGTATGACGAGAATATTGGCGCGTGGGAGACGTTCGCCACCACCTCAGCAAACCAAAGCATCACAGTTACCATCAACGGCACCGCCGTAACCATCCCAGGCATCGGTAAACTTGCGCAGAAAGGGAGCAATGGTGCGCTTGCAATCGCTGACGGCGGGACCGGGGCAACGAAGGCAGAAGACGCTCGCAAAAACCTCGGTTTAGGAGACAGTGCGACCAGGAGTGTAGGTGCAGGCAGCAATGATGTGATGGGAGTTGGTGCTTTCGGGCTGGGTATTACGCTTAATGGTGCGAGTACAGTGGTTCCGCTGGGAGGCAATGAAACAACCGGTTTCGGTTACTGGAATTCTTCCGGCGGAGGAGTATTCCCGGGTCAGTGGCAGGTCGGATTAAATATTAAAGGTGGCGGGGCAGTCGGCGGTCAGTTTATTTTGAACGCATACGCCGAGTCACCAAGAGCTATCATCCGATGTCGACACTCTACGAACCCTAACGCCTGGGCTGCAGCAGAATTATATACAACTGCTAATACAACAAAATCCTCCGATGGTACGCTTAAAGCAGCATCACCAGTGGCCCGTATTGTCAAAAGCCGGGAAGAAACGGAACGCGCTGATGTTGCAGAGGATGGTTTCTCCTGGTGTGGCTGTGGAACGGCGAACTCTGAGGCGGAGGGAATAACTCTTTTTCGTCTCGACGTCGGTGTTTACGTGCTCGCCGGTTCGGCAGGCCTGGCTTCTGAGGGATGGCAGATACTGCCGCCAATGGACCCTGGCGGCATGGGCGAGATGGGTGTTGTTGAAGCGGAGCAGACTGAAAGCTGCGGACTGACTATCCGCTTGTTTAAACAGAAATACATGCTGAGCGATGGCGTGGAGATCGTCAAAACGAAAGGGGAACCGATGGACGTGCCGGTGAACAGTTGGATCGATGTTCGCCTGGATATGCCAGATGATTCTGCCTTTAATCAGCGGATAAATCAGGAACTTCATCCATAGCCACACGCTGATTCCAGATACTGTTTTGCGGCATCTCTACCCGGACACTGACAAACTGATCGGCCGGAATATCGGCCGGTTCACCATCTACTAAACCTTCCCGTGAGTTCCTCGCAAATATCGGTGCTGTCGGGTATTCCCGGTGGAATGTTTTCACGAGCACTGACCCGTCGGCATTTACCTCGTAGTCAAGCCATATTAATGCCTGCCCATTGCGATCTTTAGGGATAACAAACCCACCATCAACACCTCCCCAGGCAGCATCTGAGTTCATTCCCATGCAGCCCTCGATCAGATACTCTCCAGTTTTCATGCGAGTTACAGTACAACCTTCCGATTCTTCATTAGTTTCACATCTACCGCTGCTGAAAATCTTAACGACGGGTGAGGCCGTTTTAAGGAAACCATTGCTATCGACAGTCGTGTTAAGTGTTGTCTTGGCTATAGCTCTCCAGTCTTCTGATCCAGATGAAACTTTATTGAAATAAATTTTGCCATCTTGCCTGACGAAAATATTAAATTTAGTTGGGGAGCTATACATAATCCCAACCCCAGCCCCCCAATGCCCAAAGAAATTGGAGCCCGTTGTATTATTTTGTCTGTAAAACCCCGTTGAATCTGTAGCCACTTGGCCATTAGTGCTGACAGATGGATACGTTGCTCCTAACCCAAAACTTTTAGTGCCATCATTCGTTGATGTAAGCACCTGATTCAGTCCTGCCCCAGAATCAAGAATAGCTGCACTTCCCAAACCGACCTTTTTTATAACCATCAAAAATCTGGTGATGCTTCGCCGTTTCTCCTGTTTTCATAACAGGAGAAATCCCATGATTTACGGCTATGCCCGAGTATCTACAAACCATCAGGATACTGAACTTCAGCGCTCTGCCCTTGAGTTATCAGGATGTGATCACATTTTTGAAGAGCATGCAAGCGGGAGAAAATCTAATCGTCCGGTACTGAAGCGGCTGATCACCACTATGCAGCCGGGGGATGAACTGGTGGTCTGGAAGCTGGACAGGATAGGCCGCAACGTTCTGCATGCGCTGTTGATGTTCCAGCAGTTACAGGAAAAGGGTATCAACTTCCGCAGTATTACCGATGGCGTGGATCTCAAAACAGCCAGCGGCCGCTATAACTTTCGTAACATCCTTTCCGCAGCACAATATGAATCTGATCTTAATAGCGAACGTACCTTAGCAGGGCTGGCCGTAGCCAGGGCAAAATGGCGAGTTGGTGGTCGCAGGCCTAAGTTCACGGATGAGCAATGGCGGGAAATGGGGGAGCGGATGGCAACCGGTGAATCACGACAAAGCGTATCAAAAACGTATGGAGTAGGGCTCTCAACTCTGTATAAAAAGTTTCCAGCTAGCTGATAACGGGAAAGAAACAGAGAAGGGCACAAATATTGTGTACTTTAATGTGCCCTTTAATTTATTGATTGGTGGTTGAATTGTCAGTAACTTTTTGATTTAAGTGCAAAATTCTAATAAATTAGAACACTTTCTTAAATGGTTTCACTGAAACGTGTTCATAGACACCTGCCGCTAC